TTCAAGAAGTCTATGCGTTTTTTTGTTTTTTCACTGTAATAATATACAATATGTTTTGAAATCCGCATTGAGAATGGAAGCGGGAAACGGTTTATATTGTTTTCAGTTTGATTGATTTCGGCGACGGCTTTTTCGTTTTTTTTGTAGTAGTAGTTTTGTTTTCTGGCCTCCCAATCTGTCCTTCGGTTTGGTTTTCTTTCAAGTTTCTAAATGTACTTCACTAGTTCTTGTTGCAATGGAATTCAATTCGTATTGCCAACTGATCATAGATTAATGTAATACAAAGAATCTATTAACGGTATTTGGTGCTACTGCGCCGCCGTTTACTTGTTCGAGAATCTTTTTGTTTTGACTTACGACATTTTCTTCTTTTTGTTTTTTTCCGATATTTACCCCCTTTCGCCTCAGATTGACATTTATATAAATCATCCACCTGATATATTTTGTTATTATGTGTGACAACATATTTTAAGTCGGCGTAGCCATCAAAAATAACTTTAGTATAATTTTCTTCGTCCTCTAATTTCATGTATATTTCAGGTTCTTCAGATGGTCTCTCAGTCGGTACATATTGGTTTTCCTCAGTTTTTATGAAAACGGTAGCAACCTGATAATGGTTTGCATTATATAAGACATTGTATGTTAAGGGGGATATATTATTGAAAATAGCTTGTACATACTTTTATCTAATTTTATAAAATAGGATTGGCCTTGAACTGGTGATATTTCGGTATAAACCTCGCCTTCTTTTTTGAATACTTTCCCGACATTTATAGAACCGGTATCATCATTATGAAACTGATAAGGGTTGGTCCTGCTGGATTCGTAATTGTTTAAACCAATATACATTTTTTCTTCTTTCCCGCTAAACGTATCAACCCAATATTTTTCGCCTTTTTGTAATACTTCGGAACACCCCAGATTTTCCATAATCTAAACAAATATACAATACAAACATAAATTAAATCCATTGTATTCTATATTACAGTTTAGTATGAAACTCGTATCAAGTATTTGCCATTCCTTTTTAAAATATTGCATTCCCACTTCAAATAAAAAAACTATTTATTTATAAATATAACAAATCCATATACATATAAATAGAGCACGACATGTTATTATAAAGAAGATGGATTTTGACCTAGATGAATATAGTGATATTACTAATGGTCAAGGAGAACATCCCGAAATCAATGCTAATCTCCTCGAGCAGACGATGAAAAACGTCAAAGAGTTGTATGAAAAATACGGCAATGATTTGTACATGACTTCAAAGATTTATCATTACATTTCCCTTCAACTCCCATCCCTTCTCGTCAATGTATATGAAACCCGGCAGAAAAATGCATCTCGTTTAGAAACGCATTTGGCAGAACAAGAAAAGTTCATTACTGGATTTTTGCATGGAAATAACCATAACAAGTATTACTACAACACGACGAATGACCGGTTTTACGTCTACGATGGTCTTCATTACGACGAATGCAAACAAGACGATATTTTATATGATATTGTTTCAAGCATCACAAAAACGCAAAATTGTGCAGTACAAAATTGGAAACACAAGACCAAAGTAAGTGTGTTGCGGAAAATCAAAGACAACGCTCTAGTGAAATGTATTCCAGAATCAAATACCATCCAGAGCGTTTTATCTTTATTCTATCCTTCGATTTTCAGTCACAAGTCCGATGCAAAGTATTTTCTCACGATTTTGGGGGATAATATTCAGAAAAAAAACGCAGATCTTATTCATTTCATTCGGCCATGTGCAAAACTGTTTTTGAAAGAATTGCAAGAACAGTGTCTTCTCATGTTCCATGTTAACTGTACACAAACATTCAAATTAAAGTGTCACGAAAAACACGAGTCGGAATTATCCTTGTGTAGGTTGGTTCCTATTCAAGAAAGTGTACAAAGCCAAAACATTTGGAAGCAAAACATTAAAGACAATATCATTGATATTTTCTGTGTCGCTTGTCATTACTCCTTTCGATATAACTCCTCAGATGGTTTCCTTTTATATTCAGACTGCGAGGCCAGCAAATACGCACTCGTCATTAAAAACAATACAAACGACGCAATATTCCATCAGTTTGTCCAAGAATATCTCATTTTATACAACGATGACAATGATGTTCAAGACAACCACTCCTCTCCCGTAGATAGTTCATTTATACAAGCAACCATGCAGACGTGGAACCATGAATCCAAACAGATTTCCTGGAAACATGTTTTTTATCTTTGGAAAGACTATTTGAGAGTGCACGCGTATCCCCAAAATTTATTCTACAGTCACTGTAAAACATTTATGAAGTCGCATTTCAAAAATAATTACTGTGAAGAAACCGACTGCTTTTCAGGCATAAGTAGTTCGCATCTTCCTACCATTCAGAAATTTCTACGATTTTGGAGCGAAACAATGATTGAAGACGACGACAACGACGGAGACACGAAGGAAAGCATTTTAGAAATGGATGAACTCTCTCAGCTGTTCCGCATTTGGGTTTCCAAAAACGTAAGTACTAAAACTAAAAAAGAAACGAAAAAGTATATATTGGACGAGACTAAGATCGTTCATATCTTGGCATATTATAAACCGGAAATATTCATTCAAAACGAGAAATATATCATTGGATTTAAATGTCTCATGTGGGATAAAGATATGGATATCCAGAATTCCATGAATCTCTTGAGAGAATCCAATATTCCAATCACGGAGCATTTCAGTTATTCGTTAGATGATGCGTATTTATTTTATACTGTAAAAAACAGGGAAAACACAAATGAAAAAAAAATGATGGTGAATAAGGCATATTTTGATACTGTCGTGCGAAAACAATACAAATCATTCATAGACGATTATGACATGTTTGACCCTACTTTCTTTCTTTGATTTGTAAAACTAGGTGTATATTTCAAGTTTTACAAATATTAACGTTTTTTGCTGCTACTTCGCTTACTGGCTCTCATATGCCCGAACTTTCCTTTCTTTGCAAAGGCCCAACCACTTTTAATGAGATTATTATTCGATTTGTTTTTTCCCGACATGTGCTTTTTGAGAGACACGATACGACCATTTTTTCCTTTCGGTTGAATGAGATCCTTCTTTTCAAGTTCGCCTTCGGTTTTGAACGCAGTTCCATTCCACACCTCTCGGCGAGTTCCCTTTAATTTTTTGTACGTCTTGTTTTTGATGGTATACATTCCGTTACGTTTTGTTGGACGGTTGGTCATTTTAAAAGATATATATTACCAAGAGAAGAAATATAATGTTCCTAAATTCTACTTATTTATAAATGCCTTGTTTCAAACGGAAGGACATCACTGTTAAAGACATAGACAATCGAAACCTTTTTTTCATCTTCACCACCGAATTTATTCTTTGTATTTTCTCGAGATACACTGATCTGTTTCCTTCCAAATGCGGGGTTATATTTTATCAAATCTCGCAACCCACCGATTAATACGGCATCATAATAATCATACAACGATTCGTCTAAACCCGCAAATTTCAATAGATAAAACATGTACATAAATCCTCTTGTTTTTTCGACAAGAACGTCATCGGGGAAATCTTCGTCAATATGAATATGACGCCTAGACACTGTATATTCATGAAACATTGATCTAATGTCCCTGATATATAATGCATGCGTATGGTCTACATTCCAAATGAAATTTTTAATCGCATAACGCTGTAGTACAGTCATGTATTTACGATTTATTAGTTTCAGGGAAAACCCAACTCTAAACCAGTGCTCGAATACTTCTGGTATCGATATTCTCATCTTATAACGCATTTGAAAATATGCATTATAGTAATGGCGCGTTTGGAAAACCTCCTTGCTGTATGGGTTTCTCGGCGACAGACTGGCTACCGAAAAATCATTATAGGAATGGCATAGGTCACGTTGCACGATATTCAGAAAGTCTTTTACTGTAAAATAAAAGAGTTTTCTCGATTGGTAAATTGTCAAGATATACGATTTCTTAGGATCTATGTCATTCATAAAAAGATCCATTGTATTTGCTGGAGTGGCGTGCTTTATTTTCCATATATAGGCAAAACGACTGAGTGCAAGATAGTGTTTTTGAATCCGGCAAAAGACATCCATTAGTTCTATTTGTACCGTTTCCGTGAAGAATTTGTTGTTGTAATGTGTATAAAAATCCCTATACTTTTGTAAATAGGGGAAGAAATTACAAAATGGTTTCTTCTGGTGAAATAGCAGGACCTGCAATAATATGCGCACATTCGCAGACGGTTGTTGGTCGATTTCTTTCTGTACGATGTCATAAAATAAATTCGTTTTTGAAGGTATTTTTAATATACTCTTCAGTTTTAATGTTTGCTCAAGGTTTTCCATTTAACATATACCAGTTCAATCTCTCTATATGTAAAATGTCAATTTTGTAGAATATTATTCTTCATCCATCAGCATTAAAGCCATAGCAGCATAGTTATGTAAATCGATTAGAGTATCCCGAATACCCTCGTCTCCAACCAGATTTACTCCGCTTTTGGTGATGGACATGCATCTCTGGAGTTTATCCTCGATTCTCATCAATACTCCAATCACCCCATATTTGGCAAATGCATCGCCATAGTCTGCATTTTTTTTCGTAAACAATTCCAATGCCTCGTCTTGGACTTTTCTCAGTTGCTCTACTCTAGTACTCATCTTAAGATTATTTGTATCTTTCCATTTATATGTATTTTTCGAGAGAAAAAAGGGTATTTTATTTTAAAATTTAAAAAGTAACACTCTCAACATTATCTCTCAACATCATCCAGATATTTCCCAACATGTTTGCGCCTCGTACTGTTAATATTCCGTTTTCTATCCGTCCTCTACCTTCCCAGTACTTTTTGTCTACTTGAAAATCGCTGCATCTCATGGCTGGATGAATGAGAAATTTGCCTTGAGTTCCATCCAAGACACGCTTCACGTTTACGTCATTATTGTATTTATACGCGCATATTTCCGACTGGACACTGCGCCCAACATCTAACCAAACACGCAACTCTTGTTCTGTTAGAGCTAGACCATTTTTCCCTCCTTTTTTTTTGATTTCATTTCCCGAAAAATTCCCAAACTCTCCTTTGGTTTCGAATTTCTCTCCGTACTTCTCGAGAACCATTTTCCGCTCACTGTTTGTCGACACTTCGCTTATTTTAATATACTTCATTCCGTGAAACGCCGCCTCGCCGGAATTGTATATTCTTCCGTAAATCATCACCGTTCCCTCGTGAAAGTTACTCAGCTCTCTTCCCTCGGCCTTTTTACTGAAGAAGTGATATATCATTTGTTCTGTCATTTTATTTTTTCGGTTAGTTTTTTGAAGTATACCAAATAAGGGTTTTATAAAAAAAGATTGTCAATTTTTCCAGAATCTTTTTTTTTTACCCACACCCATTAAGAACCATCATGTCTACTTCTGTTTTGATTTGTTTCATCACTTCTTTGTCTTCCGACTCGAATTTCGACTGGAACCCCTTGAAATGTTGCTGTTTTGACTCGGAGATTTTATCCTTGTTTTCGGTATATTTTTCATCTAGAATATTATAACTGTTGGTGACCATTGTGTCAATTGCGTCTTTTCGGTCGACCGTTTTCCATTTCTTATTGTTTCCCATGACGGAAGCATACGGTAGTTTCTTGTTGGTGATTTTGATGTTATGGTTCTCGGGATGTTTCGGGTCGAAATGAATTTTTTCCAAAAGAGACGGAATTGATCTATACACACGACCAATACAATCTAAAATCGCTTTGTCGTCGATATAGTCTGTATTTTCGTTTCCGAATGCGTTAATGTTGATGATGTTAATGTTTTGTGTTTCAATGTTATTCGTGTTATTGTTGGTATTGGTCGTTCCTCCTCCTGCATGTTTTTCCAGAATTTTATTAATCTGTTCTTTCATGGATTCTTCAAAAGCGAGCTTCATTTCTTGCCGTTCTTTCTCGAATGCGTGTTTCATCTCATCTATTTTCAGGTCTAGAATTGTTTGAAACGAAATAGACTGGGTGGTTTCTGTGGTTAGTGGTACTGATTCTGGTATTTGAGGAATAACATTACAAATATTTTTATGATGAGATAAGCCGGTTTTTCCGCAATACCACTTATTACATCGATTACACTGATACAAATCTTCTCTTGTATTTTCTTGTCTCAACTTGTGTTTATTTGTTTGCAAATGACGTTGATATGCCTGATTCGTTTTAAATGAAGCAATACCGCATGAATTACAAGAGCTCATATTATGTAATAGCTAAAGATATGTATTTATGTTGTTTTGCTCGAAAATGTAATTCGCCTAAATTTATTTCCTGTAGTTTTGCTTTGTTCAGTTCTGTTTTATTGCATACTTTAAATAATTGTGATCAATTTTCTTTTTTTCATATTGCTTTATTAAATGCAGAATTGCTTTAAATGGTTATTTTATCGAGTCATAAGTTGCTTTTTTGCTTATTTTCCATACAAAAATAATGTAGTTTCGCTATTCAGTTTGATTATTTCCTTTTTTACAAATAGTATAAGCTGTATTTAAATGTATCCTTTCTTAAAATTATAATGTTATAAAAATAAAATGCAGTTTTGCTTCCTGCTTTCTTCGTTTTCAGAGGGGGGGGGGGAGAAAAAACTTGAGCTTATTAGAAAATATTTTCAAAAAAAAAGTATGGGTCGATTTTACTAGCAAAATCCAGAATTCTTTCTTTTTTCGGTTCTTGATTTGTCCCCATTACATAGTAAAAATTATTGGAATTAAATCTTAAAAATCTAATTAGTAGAGTGAGAGGACATATTTCAACGAAGAATTTTGTTGTTGCAGAATTGCTAGATAACGGTAGCTTTTCAAAACCCGAGTTGTCTTTTTGCTTTTTTTCCATACAAAAGTTATGTCGTTTCGCTTTTTAGTGTTGACTGTTTTAACAAAATATATCACATTCGTCTGTATTTATAGTGCAATATATATCTAACATTTTTTGTATTAAAATAAAATGCAGTTTTGCTTCCTGCTTTCTTCGTTTTCAGAGGGGGGGGGAGAAAAATAAAGTAGCTTATTAGAAAATTTTTACAAAAAAAAAAGTATGGGTCGATTTTACTAGCAAAATCCAGAATTCTTTCTTTTTTCGGATTTCGATTTCACTACATGACTTTGCAAAAATGAAAATTATTTTGGTATAAAAATTGAATTTATGTAGTGACGTTTCTTTATTAAAAAAATTGATTTTGGTTGATAAAGCAGAGCAACAAAATATAATGTTAAATATGATGGTTTATCGTTGTGACTCTTGTGACATGTCCATGAAATCTAACAAATGTCTGCAACAGCATTTAAAGTGTAAACGACACGCAGAACGAATATCAATACCATCACCTGTTCGTAAGTACGAGTGTGGTGTTTGTGGAAAAAAATTTCCATATCGACAAAGTTTGCATACACATAAAAAGACGTGTGCTGCTACTACGAATTCTGTACAAAATGAGACATCTTCAATTCAAGCTCAAATCGACGATATGAAAGAGGCTTTCGAAAAGGAGCGACAAGAAATGAAGATTGCGTTTGAAGAATCTAAAAAAGAACGAGTCAATAAAAACAATAAACGTAAGAAAATAAATAAAGGCACGAGACAACGCATAGCAGAGGAGCAAAAAAATAGATGCGGTGACTGTAAACTAGCATTGACCCCTTATTTCGAACTAGACCACATAATCGGGTTACAGTTTGGGGGAACAGATGATGAATCCAATCTAATGGCACTTTGTCGCGAATGCCACGCAAAGAAATCTATTACAGAAAACCAATGTCGTAAACAAATACAAGACTCCATACAAACCATCTTGAAAGGAAAGGTTAGAAACTCAAACGTAGATGACGATTTGAGGAAAAGACTAGAGGCATGTGAAAATGAACTTCGCGCAATTTTCGGTTAAGAAATCGAAATAAGAGTGTTCCCTGCTTTTTTAAATACATCTTTCCTAACAAAACAACATAAATGTACAAAAAAATAAAACTATAATAATATGGCTGGGTCCCCACTAAAAATATGTTTAAATATGATTGTAAAGAACGAGTCAAAAGTGATCCATCGGCTGTTAAACTCGGTCGTGCCATTGATTGATTATTATTGCATATGCGATACAGGGTCAACAGATAATACAATCGAATTGATCACCACTTTTTTTCGAGAGAAAAACATTCCTGGAAAAATCGTAGAGGAACCGTTTCAGGATTTCGGATACAATCGTACGTTTGCAATAGAGGCATGTAAAGACCTCCCAGCAGACTATTTATTGCTCCTGGATGCGGATATGATTCTTTGGATAAACCCGGAACTGGATATCGTCGAATTTAAAAACTCTCTTCCGGAATACGAATATTATTACATGTTTCAAGGTACAGAATCATATTATTACAAAAACACCCGTGTCATAAAGAACAATTACGGCTTTAAATACAAAGGAGTCACACACGAATATGTGGATGCGCCAAAAAACACACAAACTGGACATATAAAGAAAAAGAATCTTTTTATCATGGATATTGGTGACGGAGGATCGAAAGCCAACAAGTTTTCGAGAGATGTTCAATTATTACGGAAAGGAATTGAACAAGAGCCGGACAACGACAGATACCATTTCTATCTCGGGAATAGTTTGAAAGATTGTGGGGAAAAACAAGAAGCCATTGAAATGTACAAACGCAGAATCGAGCTCGGTGGGTGGATAGAGGAAGTGTGGCATAGTTATTATAACATGGGGCATTGTTATAAAGAATTAGGAAACACAGAAATGGCCATAAATAGCTGGATGGAAGCATACGCGGCGTATCCCAACCGAATCGAAAATTTATACGAAATTGTAAAACATTACAGAATCGAAGGGAAATGTCGACTGGCTCATGCATTTTATGAAACAGCAAAGCAAACACTCCAGGAGTTTCCAGGACGCGACTACCTTTTCCTCCAAAAGGATGTATATGATTATAAACTCGAGTATGAATTAAGTATTTACGGTTTCTACTTCAATCCAACAAAATACGATTTGGCACAAGTTAGTATGAATGTCTTGCAGTATCCGTATGTAGACGATAATGTAGGTCGTAATATTTTCAGCAATTACAAGTTTTATACAGAAGCCATTAAAGATGCCATAACAGTTTCTCTCGAAGGGTCTACTTTGGAGAAGAATAATTTCAGAGAAGCCTTGGGACAAATCGGTAAATCACTAGGATTTCCAAATGATGAATTCGTTTCAAGTACTCCATGTCTTCTTTGCATAGACACAGCGAAACAACTGTTGATTATGCAGCGATTTGTGAATTATCGCATCAACTCTGAAGGGGGATACGACCAGAAAAAAACAATTGATACCGTAAATATATTGGCGGTTTTAAAACAACATAAAAAAACAAGACATTGGATAATTGAAAAAGAAAATGTACTCGCATACGACAAGTCATTTGATAATTTCTATGTAGGCCTAGAAGACATGCGTATTTTCTCACACGATAGTAAATTATATTACTGTGCGAATCGAGGCCTAGACGTGGGTAATATGGTCATTGAGCATGGACAAATAGATATTGAAAATGCATCATGTATCAATTCATGTTTTCCTGAAATCGAAGATCAACATGAGATTGAGAAAAACTGGGTCATGTTTTCTAATCAACAAAATGAATTGTGTATGGTGTACAATTGGCACCCATTAATTATAGGTCAAGTCACGGACTCGCGTACATACAATGAACAGAACGAAAAAGTGGAGCCGGAATTCAAAATAACAAAAAGAATCGAAACACCATATTTGTTTAAATATCTAAGAGGGTCTACATGCGGTGTAAATATTCGCGACGAAGTGTGGTTTCTTTGTCATGCAGTGTCTTATGAAGATAGGCGGTATTACTACCATATTTTAGTAGTGCTTGACAATGCCACGCAGAACATTAAAAAATATACAAAAATGTTCACGTTTGAAAAAGAAAAAGTCGAGTATTGTCTTGGGTTTTCGTATAATGAACAGAACAATGAATTTTTATTTGGTTATAGTAAAATGGATAGGGAAACACATTATGTAACAGTTCACAAGTCTTATTTTGACGAACGCACAATATATATTACGAACAGAAAGTAGTAATCTAGTTTATGAAGACTTATTTTGTGCGTCTTTGCAAATACCAAAAGACTTGCGATGATATTGTGTGATACCATGTTCTCTAATCGCATCTAAATGTTTTTTAGTTCCGTATCCCATATGTGTGTGTAACCCATACACCTCTTTCAATAAAATATTCTTTTCACACAAATCCAAAATATATTCGTCTCGTGCAACTTTCGCAAGTATTGATGCCGCTGCAATCGCAGTATACAAGTTATCTCCACCTACGAATGTTTCATGCGGAACCGAGACCAGTTCGTTTTTCTGTTGGTCGAATGACATGTACGGTGCGAAATCGTTGCCATCTACCATAAGGAAACATTGTTCGGGAGATGCACCGTGTTTTTTTTGCAGTTCTTCAATATTTTTCTTTGCACATTCCTTCATGCCTCGGAGGACTGATTCTCTTATGTTTATTCTGTCGATTTCTTCTGCTTCGGTGTAATGAATGTAGTAAGAAATGGCGTGTTCTTTGATGTAATCGCTGATGGTTTTTCTCTTTTTAGGTGACAATTTTTTGCTATCCCGGACTTTTGAAAAGTCGACGGAACCATGTTTAGGTAAAACCACGCCTGCAACATAGACTCTTCCAAAAAGAGGACCTCTTCCGGCTTCATCTATTCCGATTTCGAAACAATCGCTCGTTGGCTTATAGCAGAGTTGCAGAGGTTCTTTTTTGGAAGTTGGACTTGACTTGGACTTGGACTTTTTGAGAGAAGTGGTTGTTGGTGAATCCATGGTCGTTATTTGGATTTGGCAATTCGAGTTTCTGACTTGAAACGCAATGTTTGTGCTGATATTATTTGATGTCATTTTGTGCGATTGATGTAGAAAGGAGGGATTGTTCGAAATTTAGTATCAATTTTTTCTCATTTAAAAACATTATCGTTTCATATAACATAGGACGTAATGAGCAAGTTTTCCGTGTTTTTAATGTTATTATTTTTCTTGGTTTTTGCTCTCCTGGCTAAAAACGTATGGGATTATTTTACAAAAAAAGGCCGTGTAGAAGGGTTCGCTACGGCGGTAAGTGAAAACGCGACAACCGTCTTAAAATACAGCAATAATAGTAAACAGGTCTATATGATTTTCGATGGGGGTACAAACACTTCAAAGATTTATTTCGACCCAGACAATGGTAATGTATTCAGTTTTGGAACAAATAATACTACCTTGAAAGTATTGAGTCGAGAGTACGGTACACTGACAACAGTAAATATTTCTGGAGACTTTGATTCTGGAAATGGCCTTACTATCAGTAAAACTAAAATGTTGTCGTATTACAACGACGGCTGGGTGAAACAGATTGATGTAGGCACAACGGTTGTCCCGTATATTGCGTATATTCCATTTGGCAAGAATACATTGATTCATGTTTTCGATAGCACACAGCATATTAGAACCCGATATTTCGACAGCGACGGTAATATATTTGGTACAACCGATCCAACCGACCGAGCCATGGTAGGAAGCAGTACCACACCAGCATTCGTATCGAAATCGATTACATTTCCAAATCCAACACCAACTACAGCAAAGATTGTGGATTTTTCCATGAGTTTTGTTTATGGATCGTTATCTGGCGGGAGTTTTCTATCGAAGACTCCCTCTTCAAAGATTCCAACTGCAGCAAATTTTACGATTGCTCTCAACGCGGCATCTACAGCAATCACGGTAAGTGGAGATATTAGTTGGAATAGTGTGACGCTTAATACGGTAGCGACTGCTACTAGTAATACTATTACGATTCCAAGAAGAGAGGGATTTACTACTATTATGAAAGAGGGGTTCGCTACTACGGACCTAACCACAGTGTCTGTGGCATATTATCCTAATAAAGTGTATAAAGTCGCGAGTGAAGTTTATGTAGATCTGTTGAATTCTTATTTGGTGTTGAGCACTACTTCAGGAACAACGAAAGTATATGATAATACATCCTTGGAGCTAGATGCAACCGAAAGTCAATCGAATGTGACTCGTGTAAAGTTCAATGCATGGGCGGTCAATGGAATATCAGATGCGGTAGACTATTTCGTCGTGTATATGGATAACGGTCGGAAAACCATCGTTGTCAAAGTGGTGAAAGTTTCCGGAGATTTCAAGATAGAAACCATTAAACGTATCGAAGATGGAGTTTTAGTAACTGCAGACAAATCAAGTACTACATCATCGGATTCCTCGTCAGAGTCGTCGTCTTCGACGACGTCGACGTCATCATCATCATCCTTGTGTGGGTCTGACTCGTTAGAAGTGAAAATAGCCGGTGTCTCTTTATGTGTTCCAACTTCTCAGGCATTGACGTATGCTTCTGCCTTTTTCGGTGGAGGCATGTCTCCTGGCGATAATTTCATAAGAAAAACAGAAGTTGTTCCTCCAGTATGCCCGCAATGCCCGCAGTGTCCTTCTGGAAATGTCTGTTCGAATTGCGGTGGTCACGGGGGATCAGGAACGTCAGACAAATCGGGAAGTTCACTTTTACGCGATACGGGATCAGGGGCGTCAAGTTTGTTGCGCGATGGTGCTGGAGGAGCTGATAGTTTGATTCGAGACGCTGCTTCTGGAGCTGTTAATACGGCAACAAATGCTGCCTCTGGAATTACAGGAGTCGCAAAAGATACCGTTGGTGGTGCAGTAGGAATAGGGAGAGAATTAATAGGGGGTACCGTGGGACTAGCACAAGGTGCGGTGAGTGGAATAGGTAGCGGCGTGTATGGTGCAGCCACTAGTATTGGCGGTGGTTTGGGGTCAATTGGAAATGGTTTGGGAAATTTGGTGACACAGACGAATCCAGCGATTCCTAATGGCGGCGGAGGCGTGAATCCATCTTATGGATATGGATATCCTGGAGGAGGATATGGGTCGAACCAAAATGCCTATCTAAATTCGACTGGAGCCCAAGTTCCGGGTATTGACCCGTATTCTTATTATGGTGCTCTTTCTCAACGCCCAACTAGCAATTTTATGCCGAGAACTGCGGATTTCAGTACATTCGGAAAATGAAAAGTTACGTTCGATAAGCTTAAATAAAGAAAAATGCTATTATAAGAATCATAATAACATTAACTAACCCTTAAACATGGACCATGTTTATTTGAATGAAACGTTTCATAGAACTCAAACCGAAACTCAAATCAAGCATATATTGCGCAACTTTGAGGAAAACCAGCACAGTCCAAATTTGAAAAGAGGTATTTACATTTATGGAACGCCAGGATGTGGGAAAACAAGTTTTGTACATAACCTATTGAAATCTCTCGATTACGATGTGATTAGTTATAATGCAGGAGAAGTGAGAAATAAGTCTCTTTTCCAGACCATTGACAGTAATCATACATCAAACCGTAATGTACTTGAATTGATGAAACGGAAAGTAAAACGAATTGCCATTGTCATGGACGAAATCGATGGTATGAATAACGGAGACAAGGGTGGTATCGATGCTCTCATAAAATTGATACGGCAAAAAAAGACGAAAAAACAGAAATTGGAGAATACGACATCGAATCCAATCATATGCATTGGCAACCACGAAAACGATAAAAAAATCAGAGAGTTGATGAAAGCATGTCATACATTCGAGCTGGAAACGCCCACCAATCTGCAAATAACAAAGGTTTTACATGATTATTTACCGGTATACGATAAATTTGATTCCGAACTTCAAATGGAGATGTTGCAGTATATTCAAGGGGATTTAAGAAAACTGACATTTTTATGCAATTTATGGAAGAATAATCCCGAACTCATGACGATGCAAAACATTAAAAACATTTTTCATGTGAAAATGTCGAATGAAGACGCCAAAAAAATAACGTGGAAACTGTTTCAATCTCCAGTGACACTAGAAAAGCATAATATATTTATGAATGAAACCGACCGAACGACGGTTGCTTTGTTATGGCATGAAAATGTGATTCTTTTTTTAAGCAAGATGCCGACGGAAGAGGCTTTACCGTTTTATGGAATTTTATTATCGCACATGTGTTTCGCGGATTATATTGGCAGAATTACCTTTCAAAGTCAGATATGGCAGTTTAACGAAATGACTTCTCTCATTAAAACGTTTTACAACAACAATTTGTTTCATGAAAAGATTAAAAAACGGCCAAACATTAAGCAATCCTTTACAAAAGAAAACATTGATTTCACCAAAGTACTCACCAAGTATTCAACGGAATATAATAATTATTTGTTTATCCAGGGACTTTGTCAGAAGATGAATTTAGAGAAGAAGGATGTTTTTTCATTTTTCCAAGAGCTGCGCATCATGTACAGTAACTCAAAACAAAATAATGACTGGTATCAGTCTCTCGAAAATATGTTTGAGAAAGACGACATTGAGCCACTTGATATCAAGTGGCTCAATGTCGTCTTTCTCAAACATATTTTCG